TTAACTGGCTTTTTTAACCTGAGGCAGATCGAAGGCTTTACGTAATGCGCGGACAAACGCTTTGTCATGGCAGATGGTTTTGCCAGGGCTGTCGGAGAGCTTCGCGACCGGCTTACCGTTACATTCCACCAGTTTTATGACGATGTTCAGCGGTTTCACCTGAGGGATATCACAGGTTAACCGCGTACCAATCCCGAAACTCAGGTTCACCCGCGATGAGAAGTGGCGATAAAGGTCGACGGCTTTCGCCAGGTCAAGGTTATCGGAAAAGACCAGCACCTTACTCATTGGGTCGATACCCAGCTTTTCGTAATGGGCGATGGCTTTCTCACCCCATTCAACCGGGTCCCCGGAATCATGGCGCAAACCCTGGTAGCGTTCGGCAAACTCAGGGCCAAAGTCGCGCAGGAACGCGTCCATGGTAATGCAGTCGGTAAGGGCAATACCCAGCCGATCCGGGTATTCCTCTAGCCACGCGGCGAGGGCGGCGCGCTGGCTGTTGGCAAGGTCAGGGCTAATCTGCTGGTGCGCCTGGAACCATTCGTGCGCCTGGGTGCCCATCGGCGTTAAATCAAGGCGACGTGCCAGATCGTAGTTACTGGTGCCAACGAACCACGGCTCCTGTTGCAGACGTCTGACAATGGCTTCCTGAACCTCGCGAGAGAAGCGGCGGCGCGTGCCAAAGTCCATAAGACGGAAGCGGGACATATCCAGCCCTTCGGTCAGTCTGGAAAACTCAACGAGTTTATTCTCCAGAGCGGCGACCGCCTGCGTCACACCGGTTTCAGGGGAGCGATAGCGGTGGGCCAGCTCGCTGATCACGGCCAGAAGCGGCACTTCCCACATGATCACCTCGCGCCACGGGCCGGTCAGACGAATGTCCAGCTTGCCGTTATCATTGGTGACGGTGACCTGTTCCGGCTTATAGCGGAACTCACGCAGCCAGTTCAGATAGTCCGCTTTAAAGAAAGGCAGGCCTGAAAGCCACTGATATTCGTCATCGGTGAGCGCCAGATGCTGCATGGCCTCGACCTGTTCACGAATGGAATCTGCGTAGATACCCAGCAAGTCGTCACCCCGGCAGCGAAATTCCGCCGCAACATGGACATCATGATAGTGGTGAAACACGGCTTGCTGCATATGCAGCTTGTACGCGTCGGTATCCAGCAACGTATGCAGAACCGGAGAAGCGAATTGAGTCATAGGTGCGCTGTAGCATCCTCTCACGGGAGCGTTTAGTACAATAAACAACTCCGGAGTATACCCTGTTTAGTGATTTATTGAACCCCGATCACAACATAAGCACACTTTATGGTCGAGAGCATTTCGTGCCCCGTGTTATAAAAATGTAGCAACATGGCTGCTAACCACTTGAATTTAAGGTTTTCTACTGCGCTACTATCATGCTTTGGGGCAGCGATGGGGCAATGTGTGAAAGCGCCTTGTTGAGCAGAGTAACCTGTTCGCCGCTCTTCTCTGACATCCACTTTCCATACACCTTGTAAACCATCTGTGCATCGGTATGCCCCATTTGAGTTGCTATAAAGTTTGGGTTTGCACCAGCTGATAATGACCAGCACGCATAGGTATGCCGTGACTGGTAAGCGTTGCGGTAACGAATGCCGGCGCGCTTGATTATCGGGGCCCAAATTTTATTAATCGAATTAACCGCATAATGATATCCTCTTCGGGACCCACGCTTGACGCATTGAGGGCTGAAAACGAAAGTGCATGGATGTATGACTGACTGGCCATATTCACGCAAATTCACTTCAACCTCATGCTGCCGGCCAAGGCGCGTCAGTTGGGCCTGATTCCTGAGGGCATCAATAGTTGGTTGTATGAGATAAATCACCCTGTCAGTGCCTGCCTCGGTTTTTGGCAGGGTGAACTCATACGTTTGGGTAAGGTTGCGCTTAACCGTAATGGTTCCCGCGGTGAGATCGATGTCTTCCCATGCAAGACCACATAATTCCCCATGCCTCATTCCGGTATAAACGGCGACGGTCCAGAGATTTCGCATCTGCTGGTGGCCGCACGCCTGAATGAACCTGATGAACTCGTCGGTCGTGAGTGGATCTGGTTCGTCTTTTGCCTTCCTGAGCCGGTTAATTCCGCTAAACGGGTTTTCCTTTGCGTAGCCGTTATCAGCTCCAAACTGGAAGATCTCGGCCATCAGCATCATGTAATTATTCACCGTGGAAGACTTCCGGCCTTTTACCTGTGTCCGGTGATCCTTCTTCATTACATGGAAGCCCGTCAGCAACTCCTTCCTGACATACAGCAAATCTTCAGTGGTAACCGCAGAAACCATTTTATTTTCGCCGATGCGCGGAAGCATGTTTTTTATGATGGATTCGTACCTACTCATGGTATTAGAGCTGATCTCCATTCTCTTCAGCTCTGACCATCTTTCGGTAAGCTCCAGCACAGTAATTTCCTTTCTATCCTGACCGAACCGGGAAAGGTTCGGTGAGTTTGGGAATTTTTCTGCATAGTTAAAATTCCCCATCCTTATCGCAAAACAAACCGAAGAACGCAGCTCACCAGCTATCTTGCGATTTTTTGCAGTGTCAGGGACACCGAGGTTTTCCCTGACACGTTTACCTTTATAAAGAAACCAGATGCGGAGCGAACCGCCGTGGTTTTCGACGCCTGTCGGGTATGATGCATTAGCCATTGATCCCTCCTGACGTCCAGGAGCGTGGACGAGTGTACTGCTTTTCATGCTGTCTTCGCACCTGGTTGATTTTTTTTCTGTGCCTCGATCCACTGATCAACGGCTTTCCTGTTGTACATGCATTCGCTCGAAGGCTTGGGATTACCATCTGGTGAAATGTGCAGGTACTCGCGGCCCAGCATCCAGGATTCTTTTCTGGCGCGGGTGATGGTTCCGGGCTTGAGCCCGGTAACCGCAATCAGAACCTTTTCGCTAACCCAGTCATTCGGTACCAGAAGAACAACGTCGCTCATAATCACCTCACATCACACTCAGACCACGGCAGCGGCACCACGCATTATTCAAATCGACCATTTCACCCATTGGCGGCCTCCTTGCTAAATCCGGCGTTGATAACGCTTTTGGCTATTTCGCTGGCGGTGGCGTAGGCCAGCTCTCCATCCTCACCAATAACTGCTTTCATCAGCTCATTCTGGAGAACGCTGTCATAATCGCGGGGCCAGAAATCTGTCGGCATATCGAACGCCATGCAGTAGAAGAAGGTGTCGATAGTTATTTTGGCCGCCTCCTTCTCGCTCCTTTCGGGCTGGCGATAACCGGCCTCCCATAATGCATCGACTATCGCTGACGGATCGCTCTTTGCTGCCTTGATCAGCGCCACCAATTCAAACAAGTTGGATTCACTCACTGGCGGCCTCCAGCTTTGTTTCTGCGCGGTGTACGCAGCGCAGGAAAGAAGAGGGCGTGACAATCTCCCGCAGCTCTGCAATCAGATAGCTGTCACGCGTGTGATGCATCTGCCGGTTATGCTCTTTCTCCTGATGGCGAAGCACAGATAAACGAGCGGTGATGATTCGCTTCTTTTGCCCAATGGTCCGGCGGGCATTCTCTGCCCGCTTGCGCCAAGCCTGATCGGCATCATGCTTTAACAGTTGGCCGTCGATTGCGATAAGGCCTTCTTCGGCCAGCGCCAGCTGCTCGAGGCATTCCCCAATTGTGTTCAGGGAGTCGGTCTTGATCATTGCACGGTCCATCATTTCACCTCGCTGTCTGCGTTCGCCACGACGTTATTCCACCCGCCAAAACTATTAACCATCTCTCCCAGCCTTGAGAAACAGGCATTCATCCAGCGGATGCCCCTTGGGTTTAGAGCTGGCACAGTTCCCCAATCGACGAAGTCCGCATTGCTGCGATGCATATATTTGATCAGGTCCAGCATCCGGATGTAATGCGCCCGGCGACGCTCCATACTCCATCCCTTATCAGCGAGGTACGAATCAATAAAGCCCCGTAGCGCTGGCTGGTTAAGCGAAATATCACCGTACTTGTGACGATATACCGGGCGACGGTGCAGGCTGACCAGATGGAACAGGTAGGCATCAGATACGCATGTCAGAGCTTGCTGGTGGGCCAGCTCAACAGAGCCAGCCGGATTCCATATTTCATTATTTTTCACCGTTACCCCTCCCAGCCGATCGCTTGGAACAAGCCCATTTTAGGGTGATACCAGCGGGTGCCGCGCGGTTCAGCTTCTGACATCATCTGGCGAAATGCGGCCATAAACGGCTCCAGTTCGACAATAGCCCTACGTGACAATAGCCCGTCTGGAGTCATAAATTCGTGCGTGTCTGTCGGGATGCGGTAGGCATTGACCAAATTCCGGCACTTGGCGTCACTCATTCCGCTTTTGGCTACCACCTGGCGGTAACCGACATATCCGGCTCGCATGGTGCCGCGCTTGATGTTCTCCACCGCTTCGGTGACCGTTTCGATCTGCTCTTCAACATGATTCAGGCGTTTTTGCTGGCGAACGGCATCGGCGGCCATTGCGGCGATCATTTCGATTTCAGTCAATGGTTGCGGTTGCTGATGACGGAAATAACCACTTACCAACTCGCGTTGTACTTTCCAGGCCAGATCATCGTTAAATGGTTTCGTCAGCATCAGGTAGCCTGATTCGAAGAGGACAATTCCTGATGGCGCAAATTTCGAAAAAACGCCAACGGGAAGGTCCGTACGTATGGTGTCTGCACCTAATTCTTCATAATCCTCACCACGAACAAAGCGGTCTTTGTTGCGATTAAATGCTGCACGAGCGGTTCCTTCCGGTCGCTGGTGGACTTCATCAATCATCGCCAGCGTCACAACGCGCTGACCGCGATATTCGACTGCCGGCAGCTGTTTGTTATTGATCGTTACAGTGTTCATTTTCGTCCTCCTCAGTGCATAACCGGCATGTCAGGCATACCTTCTTTCTGAATCTGTTCAATGAAGCTGTCATGCAGGAGATTGAAACCCTCCCGGCCCATTTTTGAGAGTCGAAGCCCGTTCTCAGCGTCCGTATCTAACATGTCCCGGTACATGCGCAGCGCCATCTGCTGGCCGAGTTCCTGACCGTATTTCTCAATGGCTAACCCTTCCACATAGCTTGCGAGTGCGAACCGCTCTGGCGCGGGATAAACACTGATTGAACCGTTTTGGCCTGAGTAGATAACTGCGGTATCAAACCCTCCAGAATCGTTGGCAACCTCAACCGTGCCGTTCTTTGCCTGCTCCTCGGCAATGAAGACGGCAACCAGCATCCAGCGCCAAATGATGATTTCTTTCTCGATGCCCGGGGTAAACCAGCCGCTTTCAATCGCTTCCATGATGCAAGCCAGCAGATCTAATCCATCCGGAATTCGTTTGTCATAATTACCGTTGTCGAGCTGGCGAACCGCAACGGAATAGCCAATAACGCGGTTACCAAAACGGATGCCGGTTGATGTCGGCTCTGGGTTAAACGTTGAATCAACCATCAATACACTCCTGCTGGTTTGATGGCTTGCAATGCATCCACCTCTTTGACGTAGCGCTCGTGCATTGCGTCCCATTTTTCACACCATTTCTCCATTTCTCGCTTGCGCGCCAGGATACGACGCAGACGGCGAATACAACGCTGGTGGGCGGCCAGATACTCCGCCTTTGTTTCCCCGTCTCGCCATACCTCCATATCATCGCGATCAATACGCACCCGCGGGTGACGCTGTGGAAAACCTGAACGCTCAAAAGCCTCGGTGGTCATGAAGAACGCCAGATAGCGGATCGCTGTGTCTCGAGTGAAGCATTTTTTAATGCGTCCGTGGCGTACTGCCACGAAAAGCGGGCCAACTGGCGTATCGTGTTTCTGCAATGCCAGATCAATTGTGCTTACGGTGCGTTTATCGTTCATTTCCGATCCTTAACTTTTGAATAACGCTCATGGGACATTACTTCCCAGTTCTTGCCGCCATCGCGGGAGAGTAGCCGCCAGCGGTGGTTAACCTTGAGGCTCAAATTACCGGAGCCGTGCATACGGCAGGGGTGAATGCGCCTTGCTCTGAACTGGCTTAAAACGTGTGCTGCTTTGAGGTGAACCCACTCAGGAATTCGTATCGCTGTCAGTGCCATCAGATCCCCCCATTTCATGACCCTCCGTTTTCGGAGCCTCTACTTTTTGTTTTTTGACGAACTCAACCAGCTCAGAAATGAGCTCGTCGATTAATTCCTTCCCGCAATCCGTAAGGAATTCACCGCTGCCATTAACATCAACAGCGCTGCTGTAAATTCCCTTGATAGCTTTTACGCCTTCGACATTCCCGTACTCACTGATCGCAAGCCTTTCGAATTTTCTCAATAATCCATCGAGAAGAATCTCTGTTAACTCGACCGTGTTAATGCCGCCTTTATTGAGCTTAATAACAAGGCAGTTACTGCCTGTTTTACGCTGGTGGCGTAATAACGCTGCTTTTAAAATTCGGCGGCGATATGTCTCGATTAATTTATCCATTGCGGCGAGCCTCCTCCTCTAAGCTCATAACAATTTCCTCTTCTTTTTCGGTCCAATCATGAATTTCGCCAGCAATGTCATAAACAAGAGAGCAAATAGTTTTAAGTTGGAAATGGTCCAGTTTGTCGTGATATTCAAATAATGTTTGCGATAAACCAGCCAGTTGCTCGGCTTTGATGTTCACAACCTGAATGTCTTGCCTTTTTAATAAGCTCATAATTACCGACCATATGCTTTTTTAAGATAAAGACGAGCGATTACCTCGTAACCGCAGGCCGCATAAAGGCATGCTGTTCTATATGCCGATTTATCAATGATGAAAGTCATACGAAGCGCCTCACAGCCAAAGAAGCGACCACACGACCGTGAATTTATATTTCTGTCTGTTCATCGGTATTAAGGGTGAAAGTTTCGTAATGATGGTTATCAGAAATGATTTTTAATGAGCCATCAGCTAATGGCTCAATTCTCTTAATGAAAAGGCATGGGCGACCAAAAGCATCCATTGTGTAAACATAAATGCCAGAGGTAAGCGCACGTCCACCGCAATCAACGAAAGCCACAATCTCACATGGTTCGATGGTCGGCTGCATTGAATCACCTTCCATCCGGCAGCTTTGAACGCGGTTACCAAAGTCATTAATATTGTCTGAACCGAACAGCATTTGAGGAGTTTTTATTGGCTGATTAATCGCGATAGCATTTTGCATTTTCATTTCCTCAGGGTGAGTTTTCCCCCACCCTAAAAGGTGTTAATTATGATTAATTAAGTTAATTAGTTAGTTAAATAGCAGAGAACATTTTCTTAATGTCAGGATGGTCATCAATGATTTTTTTAGCATCATCACATGCTTCTTCATATGACTTGAAGAAATCAACCAGAACAAAATAATTACCTACACGTTCGTAGATAGCGAATTCCAAACCGTCAATAAATGTGGTGTTAAATTCGTAATCAAAATCATTCTGATGAGGTTGCGCAGCTCGTAAATAACTCCAGTGCGAATTTGCTGCCTTGAGCTTGGCGTGGATATCAAATTCCTTACTCGCTGGGTTTGGTTGGGAGGTTATGTTCATCTCATTGGCTCCGTTGTTTGCCGATGAAATGAGAATACTTAAGTATTAATTAAAGGTCAATGGTATTAATACAAAAAGAATAATCGTTTTCTTATGTATTTGTTATTGAAGATTATTTTAGTAATAAAAAAAGCCGACGCTAAGGTCGGCTTGGTGGTTTTTTGGGAACGGATCAGAAGATTGTTGATACCCAAAACAGTCTTCCTAAAACCTCAAGGCTATCCATGTCTACTTCTTCATCAGGGTATTCATCAGAGTTATAGCTTCTGATTGTCACCTTATCTGGCCCAGATCTGTAGAGGATTTTTAACCTTTTCCATCCACCTTGGTTGATGCCGTAAATTTTACCATCAACGATACGCTTGTCATGGCAGTTTATGGCAACAGTAGAGCCATCAGCGATCACTGGCTCCATGCTATTTCCGTGTGCAGCAAAGCATAGAACGCCATCACCATCACTATTGGCTCCCACCTTACGCAATGTTGCTTTGGAAAACCTAAGTTTTTTGCCATTGTAATCATCATTAAGAGCGCTGCCATCTCCACAAGCGAACTCGATATCCTTCAAGTAAGGCACCTCTACCTCATCATCCTCAAGCGGCGTTTGCTTATCCCATGGATCTATGCCAAACATCCTTTGTTCTGGAGTTTTTGCTGGCCCCATGGTGCCTTCACCAGTGCTTAACCATATTGGATCAACATCCAACGCTTTGGCTATATCCACGATTTTTCCGCTGGACTGAGCTTTTCCTGAGGTTAGTTTTTGTATGGCCCCCTGGCTTACCCCAACCCTATGCGCTAATTGACTTTGAGTAGCCCCGGCATGAGCCATCGCCAGCCTTAGTCTTTCTGCAAGTGTGTTCATCTAAGTATCTCCGATTTCTATGCATATTTAATACCACAGGATTAACCATGGCAAGCGGATAATACTTGATTAATTATTCCTTTGGTATTATTTTATATCTTTAATATTAATACTAAGGGCTTTGTTATGACTGATGAGGTTTTTGAATCCCCAATGGCGAAAGCCGTGTACGTTGCTGGTGGGCAAAGTTCGCTTGCTAAAAAGGTTGGCGTTACGCAAGGAGCTGTCTGGAAGTGGGTCAGGGGGATCAAGAAAGTTTCTCCGGTCCATGCAGTGGCAGTCTCAAACGCAGTTAATGGAGTTGTTAAGCCTCATGAACTGCGTCCTGATTTGCCGACTCTTTTCCCGCACCCGGGTAATGAGGTGTGACATGTCACATCCAATCACTACCGAAAACCAAGTTAAGCCATTGGATATCGATTATCGCGATCCGCGCGGTGTGATTGTGCATGTCACCGGCTGGAATCGGGATAAGCAGCAGGTGTACTTCACCAGACAGAATTATCCGCATGAATGCATGCAGCCAGTCTGGAAGTTTCAAAATTATTTCAGGAGGGTTGGGGAGTGAGCAATTTCTTACAGCTCGTTGATCGTCCAATAGCCTTTCAACGGTCCTTCGTTCGCCTTGGCGTGGGTATTACAGGTGCATTGCTATTGTCACAGATTGTCTATTGGCAGAACCGCATGGAAGGGAATTGGTTCTACAAAACCCAGGCAGATCTCGAAGAAGAGACTGGATTAACGCGTTACGAACAAGAGGGAGCGCGTAAAAAGCTGGTTTCCTGTGGCGTACTGGAAGAAGCAAAACGTGGCATCCCAGCAAAATTATATTTCAGAGTAAACCAGGAGCGCTTGGAAGAACTTCTACTCGGTGAAAACCAGCATACAGGTATGGGGAAAACTAACAAGCAAGGATGCGGAATTTCCGCAAACAGTGATGCGGAAAACCAGCATGCAGGTATGGGGAAAACTAACGAGAAGTCATGTGGAAATTCCGCATCCATTCATACAGTAGATTACCAGGAGACTACACAGAAGATTAATACAGAGAATAAATCTCTTGGTGCATCGGCTGAAGCCGACACACCGAAAGTGAAATCTTCAACTGATTATTCTCCTGCATTCGAAGAAGCCTGGCAGGCATACCCAAAACGTAGCGGTGGAAATAACAAGCTAAGCGCATTCAAAGCCTGGAACGCACGTATTAAACAGGGAGTAAAACCAGAGACGATGCTGGAAGGGGTTAAGCGCTACGCAGCTTTCATGGCCTCTGAGGGAAAGATCGGTACTTCGTTCGTTAAGCAAGCGGCGACGTTCTTCGGGCCGGATAAACATTTCGATGAACCGTGGCTGGTAGAGACCCAGGAAAACAAAGTCCCTACCCGACAAGACCAGTCTTGCTACGAGTGGTACGCAAAGTCTGATGACGGCTCTGCCGAGGTGTTTATCAATCAGTCAGCGATCGATCGCATGAACCGTGGCGGGTATCGCCCATGAAAATACTCCTCAAGCGTGTGCTGGTGGCCGGATATAACCACGGCGTTCTGTGCGAGGGATTTGTGAGATGGTTTTTTGTTAAATTCGATTTACGGAGTTTGTGAGTTATGAGCCCAGCTGAACTATCAGAAAAACTATGGGATAACGCTGAACGCGTCGCTAAGTTTCTGCTTCCGAAAGGACATCTGGAGGGGAAGGAGTGGTGTGCTGGCAATACGAACGGTGACTCAGGCAAAAGCCTCAAGGTCAATATCGGCGGTAAAAAATCATGGGCTGACTTTGCCAGCGGTGACAGCGGTGACCTGCTGGATCTCTGGGTGTTGGTTCGTAACTGCCAGCTGCATGATGCAATGCGAGAGGCGAAAGAGTTTCTTGGCCTGAAGGATGACGACCACCACTTCGAAGCGAAGAAAAAACTGTTCTCTCGTCCGACGAAAAAGGGCGTTAAATCGGCCAGCAAATGCTATGACTACCTTGCTTCACGTGGAATTACCCGTGAAACAGCCGATCGCTTTAAGGTAACAGACGCGGTGGTCTGGTACCACGACGAAAGCCGCGAGGTACCAGCAGTGGCATTCCCGTACATCCGGAATGGTGAACTGCTACAGGTAAAACGTATTGGTACCGAAAGGCCAAACGGCAAAAAACTGATTATGGCTGAAGCTGATTGCGAACCATGTCTGTTTGGCTGGCAGGCTCTGGATAAAAACACCCGCCTGGTAGTTCTGTGCGAAGGTGAGATTGATTGCATGACCTTTACGCAGCTTGGCTATGATGCCCTGTCTGTTCCCTTTGGTGGTGGTAAAGGGGCCAAACAGCAGTGGATTGAATATGAATACCATAACCTCGATCGCTTCCAGGAAATTTGGCTGTGCCTGGACAACGACGATGTAGGCCGTGAAGCTGCAAAAGAAATCGCCAGACGTCTTGGGGAACATCGTTGCCGCATGGTTGAACTTCCCCACAAAGATATCAACGATTGCCTGATGAACGGCATGGACAGCGACTCCATTCTGGAATACATGGAGCGCGCCAAATTCTTCGATCCCGATGAGCTTTGCTCAGCAGGGGACTTGCTTCAGGAAACTATCGAGGCATTCGAACATCGGGATACCGGTCTGTTTACAAGCCCATGGGCTTCGCTGAACAACAACTTTAAGTTCCGTGCCGGTGAATTGACCCTCGTCAATGGCGTGAATGGGCATGGAAAAACAGAGCTCGTTGGACATATCGCGATTGATGCGATGAGTCAGGGCGTCAGGACATGTATTGCTTCTCTGGAGCTTAAACCAGGCAAAATGCTTGCCCGACTCACGCGGCAAACCATCTGCACTTCCTCACCGAAACGTGAAGAAATCATTATGACCAACGAATGGTTTTCTGACCGCCTTTGGGTATTCAAACTTACCGGAACGGCCAAAGCAGACCGGCTTCTTGAGATTTTTGCCTATGCCCGGCGTCGCTATGGCATTGAGCTGTTCGTCATAGATAACTTGGCTAAATGTGGCTTAGACGAAGAAGACTACACAGGTCAGAAGGACTTCATCGATACGCTGTGCGACTTCAAGAACGAGTATAACTGTCACGTCCTGCTGGTTACCCACGCCAGAAAAACAAACGACTCCGCTCCAACCGGAAAGATGGACGTAAAAGGCACTGGTGCGTTAACTGATATGCCCGACAACGTTATGGCCGTCTGGCGCAACATTCCCCGTGAGCTGGCGCAGAGAAAAGCGGATCGTATGGGTTATGAGAGCCTCGACAAAGACGAACAGGCCGCAATCAATCTCCCCGCCTCAATGATTCGTTTGTTGAAGCAACGAGAAGGGGAAGGGTGGATCGGTGACATCGGAGCTAATTTCGACTCTCGCTCACACCAGTTTCTGGAAGGCGAGAAAAAACCATTTAACTATCTGGTCGGTAAGCCGCAAAGCGAGCTTGATCTCGAGTGGGAAGCCAGCAACGTAACGAGGGTTTGAAATATGAAACTGGAAGCAGCACTTAAGCATTTTAGCCCTCAGGGAATGCATATCAGCGACGACGTGAAGGGAACCTCTCCGGATCGCCTTACAGGAACAGATGTAATGGCGGCGATTGGCACCACCAGCAGCCGTGCACGCTTCGGCCTGGCGGCCTTCTTCGGTAAAGCGGGAATCAGCAAAACGGATGAACAGCTCGCAGTTCAGGCGCTGGCGCGATATGCGATGGATGTCGCACCGAAGAATGTTCGCAAAGCAGCTGGCGGGCAGTTCGGATGGTGTATGCAGATGTTGGCGCAGTTTGCCTTTGCTGATTATTCCCGTTCGGCCGCCACCAGCGTGACGTGTCACAGTTGTTGCGGTACCGGGAGAACAACCCGCGAGCAGATTACCCGCAAAGTTTCTTACCCATGGGGTAAAGCGCCATACTGGGCCTGCCGCTCTCGTGCTGTTCGACCATCTGACTGGGAGCAGTGGACGGAGGTAACAGAGGTTGTACCGGCGGTCTGTGATGTTTGCGAAGGCAAGGGAACGATCAGTGCCCGTTGTCGTTGCGGCGGTAAAGGTGAAGTGCTGGATCGCAAAGCGACCAAAGAACGTGGCGCACCGGTTTTCAAAACGTGTGAACGTTGCTCTGGTAATGGCTTCTCTGCCATCTCCTCGGCGACGGTACACCGTGCCATTCTGAAGCGTCTCCCGGACCTCCATCAGTCCTCATGGTCACGCAACTGGAAACCCTTTTATGAAATGCTGGTGGACACGCTGCGGCAGGGGGAGCGTCACGCGGCAGTAGAATTTGAGAAGGCAACAACTTATTAATGTGATCGGAGCAAATGGCGACACTTTTTTGCACGTTAGTGTTGACTTTGCATAAAAATGTCCTGTATGCTTCTAATCGTGGAAGATACCGTCCAAACGAAATTAATCATTGAAACCCTGCCTCGGCGGGGTTTTTGCTTTTCTAAGGCTGCCAATGGGTGGCCTTTTTTGTTTCCCCTCAACCTTTCTGAGAGGATCAACAGCAATAAGAGGGGGCAAAATGTCCGCAGAACCGATATCTGCAACGGTAACGGCAGGCGTGGCCGCCGGAACAACCGGAATCACCTTCGCGACGATGTTTCCAGAAGCCACACCCGCTGTAATGCTTTGCTCTCTTGCCGGAGCAGCTCTTTACGTCTTGAACAGCGAAGATCATAAGCTCTGGAAGCAAATACTGTTTGCGCTTATCTCATTTATCGGTGGGGTTTACTGCGCTGGAACAGCATCCGAAATCATCGCAGCGCTTATCAATGCGGCATTAAGTCACCTTTCTCCGCCAGTTGCCGTGAAAGTTTCTCCAGCCATTGGCGCGCTGGCGGCCTCAACGGTTTCTGTCACCGTCCTGCTTCGCGTTCTCAAGCGCTCGAAGACGGGAGACTTACCCGGATTGAAGGGGGAAGAATGACGTGGCAAACACTGATTCTGAATATTAATGCTATTGCATGCATCCTGATAACCATACGCCTGATGTTCTTCAGGAAGCGGGGGTTGCGTCGCCGCCGTCTTATGGAATTTCTCGCGTATGGGCTGATCCTCGCACCAGCGTTTACCGCTTTCCGCATCTGGCATGGTGATTACGTACAGGTTGATTACGGAGAGTTGGTCGTCAATCTCGTTGTCTGCATAGCCGTATGGCGTGCTCGTGGCAACATCGCAAGAATCGCAGGGGAAAGCACAACGTGACCAAAGACGAAATATTTAATGCCATCCTCGGCAAAGAGGGCGGGTACGTTAATCACCCCGACGACAAAGGCGGACCAACAAACTGGGGAATCACGCAAGCGGTAGCTCGCGCCCACGGTTATAACGGTGATATGCGTAACCTTACCCGCCAGCAGGCGCTGGATATCCTGACGTCTGACTACTGGACAGGGCCACGCTTCGACCTTGTTTCTGAGGTGTCTCCAGCCATCGCCGCCGAACTGTGCGATACCGGCGTTAACATGGGGCCATCGGTTCAGACCAAATGGTTTCAGCGATGGCTGAACGTGTTCAACATTCAGGGAACGCTCTATCCCGATCTGATTGCAGATGGTTTTATCGGACCGCGAACTATCAGCGCGTTAAAAAGCTATCTTGCCAGGCGAGGAAAAGAGGGAGAGCTGGTTATGCTCCGTGCCCTGAATTGCAGCCAGGGTCAGCGTTATCTCGAACTGGCAGAACAGCGCAGCGCGAATGAGACGTTTGTTTATGGCTGGGTAAAGGAGCGGGTGGTTATATGACGCTAGAGATGATCACCGGACTCGTTGTAGCTGTATTTGCTGCTATCGCCGCCGCGTTTGGCATTGGTCATTCACGCGGCACCAGCAAAGCGGAAGCGAAAGCCGACCAGCAGCGCACAGAAGAAAAGGCCGCAGCCACTGAAGCAGTAGCCGAACGCAGGGTAGAAGCTACGAAGGAGGCCAGCAATGTACAGCAAACTGTTAACCGCATGCCTGATGACGATGTTGATCGCGAGCTGCGTGACACGTGGAAGCGCCCCGGTGGTGGTTGATACCGCCTGTGACTGGGTAAAGCCAATCTACCTGACTGATCACGACATCGACGTTCTGGACCGCCAGACTAAGAAAGACATCCTGGCGCATAACAAAGCGTGGCAGGCGAACTGCAAGCTTAAATGGGCGCAATAAAATGCGCCCGAATAGCATTACTTTGTGGTGCTGAAAAGCTTCATGTACTGATTGATAGGCTTACCAGAGTGAGAGTCCTTCCCTTGCCTAGGCGTAGCAGATAAAACTTTCGAAGCTAGTTTGTTAGATGCCTGATTATCAACGCCTACGATAGCCTCTACGTAGAATTCGCTGCAGGAGTTTCTGAAGCCATACTGCATTTCCTCAATGCTGGCTTTTAAAAGTTTAGTGGCAACTCCCTGCCTTTTAAATTCATCAACTACGGCATAACCCACGCCAAAACATGGCTTCCCTTCAAATGGATCTGCTGGGACGTATAAGGCAACACCTTTAACAATGTCTCCCTGAATGAAAGCGTAAGTAATCCTTGGCGTGCCATCGGCATCGTCCATAAGTACCTTCATTGCAGGGTGAACTACACATGGTGAGAGTCTAATTAGGCTATTGGATAAAGCGTGCTGAAAACTAATCAATGAGTCTGTTGGATCAACGATTTCAGGCATTTTGATTCCTCTAATTTTTTTATTGGCGATTTAAAAATACATCCTCGCGGGTTTTTATTCCTTGATATCAATGAGTCCTTATTTGGAATTTTGAAGCAGGTTTGATTTTTCCTATAAATCACTTGAGGCGCATCGCACGCGCACATCATAGAAAGTCTTTCAGCTGTGAGCCTGGGCAAACCGTTAACTTTCGGCGGCTTTGCCGTGCGACAGGCTCACGTCTAAAAGGGTAGTAAACATGAAAAAAACTTTAAGCCTAAAAGATGCAATGCGTAGCCTTCACGTTATCGAAACCGATGAAGGAATCGAACTACAAAGCGCGGCTGGCACGGCAAAATATGATGCGTGGGGCGCACGCCGTGAGGTGAATGGTATCCCAGAGTACTTTCCCTCCTCTGTCACGGTAAATAAGCGTCCGCAAGCGCTAGTGGATGATAAAGGACCATCTGTACCTGATGGCTCATGCGCACCATTGGTACGCACAATGAAGCTTCGTGTTGAGCTGGACACATCAGGCGCACAACAGGCTGTTGACGAACTGGATGACAAAATCCGTAACAGCGATGCATTCAAAGTCCTGAAAGATGGCTGGACTTTCGAAAAGAACGGGGTGCTGATTATTAATAACGGCGAGGTGTTCGTTACCGATGCGAAGATCGACGATGCCGTATTGTCTAAGAGCTACAGCGTTAAATTAAACGTCGCCGGCAAAGGCAAGCCGCACGAAGCTGGCATGACCCTCGGTGTTGAAGGTGAGAATAGCAAGGTTGAGTTTCTGGCCGATCGCTATAAGGTGCATGAAGCCGCTCAATCAGCCAGCAATAATGAAAAGACGACATTCAATGTTGGTTTGTCTTTTGGTGGCTTCCCTAGAGCAATTAGTCATGATAAGGCTAATCCCGCTGATGGTAATAATGCCACCAAAACCAGCCTCAATGATGAGATGTGCGAAGCCATTATCTCCGCCGTACGCGAAAGCGATTTGTTCGCAGCCCTCCAGGCAAAGATTGATGCGCAAACAGCTTCAGTAGTTGGCTTGCAACAGGCGATGCACGAAGCGGTGAACGACGCTCTTCGCAATGCGCTCAAGCCAGGCGGCATCCTCTGGAATACACGGTCGAGTGGACTCTGAGGGAGGATGTATGCGTATCACTGTATTGGATGACGATCCGGGGCGGAAAATTAATCTCGCTCGGGAACGATATAAAGTCTATATCGATGGCGTTGAAGTTAAGCACGTACTCACTGCTGATGACGAAAAAGGCGAGGTAATTGCCGCCGTAACCGATGAGCGCGGATACATTACGGCAGAGAACGGCGAAGTAAAGCGGCAATCTTTTTACGGGCGAGTAATTATCCAACGCCAATAAACCCCGATGGAGAAATTATGCAGGTCACTATTGATGGTGTCCCGTATGTGCCTGCCTGCGCTTCAGCGTCACGGATTGGCATTGCCATCACTACCCACAACCGGCCAGACGTTTTAAACCGCGCCATTGAGCAGCACATTAAACATCTGCCAGCCGGCGCGCTGGTGGTGGTAGTCGATGATGGTTCAAAACCTGCCGCAGTAGTGCCTGACGGCGTGCAGCTACTTCGCCATGAAACATCACTCGGCATTGTCGCTTCGAAGAACGCCAGCCTGTCAGCCCTGATGGATGCCGGATGTGAGCATCTCTTCCTTTGGGACGATGACGCCTGGCCCATCGCTGATAACTGGCACTTGCCATACATCGAATCACCCGAACCGCACCTGGCTTACCAGTTTCTCGATCTGGCTGGCACGAATAAGTTGAATGATATGGCGGTTCTGTGCCGGGATGATAAGCACATCGCTTATACCGGACAGCGTGGAGTGATGCTTTACTACCACCGCAGCGCCATAGAGAAGGTTGGCGGTTTCGATCCCGTTTACGGTCGCGGCATGTACGAACACAGCGACCTCGCCCTGCGCATCCATAATGCTGGCCTGACGACGTGGGCTTACGGTGATGTGGTCGGTTCAGAAAAACTGATCCATTCTCTCGATGAGCATGAAGCCGTAGAGCGTTCGGTACCGCGTCCCGACCGACAGGCGCTGGTGGAACGTAACGTGAAGATCCACAACGAACGGCGTGATGCCGGGTTTACTGGTTACGTTGAATACCGCCAGCAGCGCGATGTAGTTATCACAACGCTGCTCACCAGTCAGCCTGACCCGCAGCGCGGCACGAAAATGGCGGCCTCGCCTGACATGCTGAGCAAATGGGCGGCCTCGCTTCGCCAGTGTGGGCGTATAGCGCTGGTGGATGAATTACTGACGGCCCCGGCCGATGTTGAGCTGTATCTCGTACCTGACGTGAAGATGAATGTCTACTTCCGTCGCTGGCTACACATCTGGCAGCACCTGCGAGAACACCCTGAATACCGGTTCGTCTGGTGTACCGATGGTACCGATGTCGAAATGCTTCGCGCGCCGTGGGAAGAAATGGAAGCCGGAAAGGTGTATGTCGGTTCAGAACCAAAGACCTACGCCGATACCTGGGCAAAGCAGAACCATCCGGAGCGCATCTATCAGGAATTCATTGAAGAGCACCGCAACGATGTGATGCTTAACGCTGGGCTGCTGGGTGGTACCCGCGCTGATGTAATGGCGTTCGCTCACGGCATCATCCGTCTTTACTACCGGATCGAGAGTTATCGGTTCTGGAAGAAAGAACAGGCTGGCGCCGCGGTGGGCGACATGCTGGCGTTCGGCATTGTTGCGAAGTCATTCGCTGACAGGCTGGTCACCGGCCCTCTGGTGCATACCGTGTTTAAAACTGATGGCATCGGCAAAGAAAATGCCTGGTGGCGCCATAAATAACAGGAGGTCTTATGATTTCGTATGAGGTTGAGTTCCCGACCCAAAAATCTGTAAGTTTCAAAATTAATGGTTACTCCTCAGCAGAGGGACTGGACTGTAAAACGGTAGAGGCTATTGGCGGTGAAGTCAAAGTACAGCTCGATAAGAAAAACATGTTGACTGTACCTTATCGTGAAGACATTACAGCAGACTTTACTCTTGAAGGTTACAAGCAGCGCGCTGAAACTCACGCGAAAACTGTAATCGATCAGATTGTGAATGCGGCTCAGCACCGAGCCGCCGACGATTTAATTCAGGAAGTTACGAACGCGATTGCTTCTTCTGAATTATTTTCTCAACTCTCTTAATCGCTTCGTGAGCATCTGGGGCAGATGAAATTTCAGGCGGTGTAACCTCCTTCAGTACATCCATCAGAACGTCCCCAACATTCTGTTTTGGTGACAGCTTGTTAACAGCTTCAATAATCAAAGAAAAAACCAGTTTATTGGTGGCTTTTTCAATCTTTAATTCACGTTGTAAATCTGCAACTGCTTTTTCCAGTTCTGACATGGAGCTCATGGGTATTTTCCTTATCGGAGGTAATCAGCTATCCCCCCGCGACAGAGTGCGCCAGTGTCCCACCACTGACGGGCTGAATGCTTACCTTAACCAGGGTTAAAGCGGAGCAACACCCTGATATTCAGACAGTAGCCGCCATCGTGCGGCTTTTTTATTGGAGATTCGCTGGTGGCTGAAGAGATTAAGTTTGTGGTGGTCGGCCATCATACCCGCTTAGGGCCTGCACAACGTCTTGCTGCACTGCTGCATGCTCATCTGCTGGTTGATGACGATAACCACGGCGCGAACTGGAATCATCGCCGCGCGCTTGAGTGGGCAGCAGAACAAACATGCCGGGTTGTCGTAATTGAGGATGACGCGCTGCCGGTACATGGATTCACCGAAAAGGTAACTGACTGGCTGGCTCGTTTCCCTGACGACATGCTGAGCTTTTATCTCGGTACCGGGCGGCCTCCACAGTATCAAATGCAGATTGCTGAGCGGCTAATCGTGGCTGATAAGACACGCGCTGATTACATCACGCTGTCGAGACTCATTCATGGCGTTTGCTATAGCGTCCCGCCTAAGCATGTGCAGCGCGTGCTATCCCGCTGGGATAACAGCAAGCCCGCCGATTACGCTGTGGGTGATGCATGGGGTGGCTCAGTGATCTATCCGTGTTACTCGCTGGTGGATCATGCTGATGGTGAGCCTGTTGAGCGTCACCCTGACTCAGCGCCACGTACAGAACGCCGCCGGGCGTGGAGGTTAGCCTGATGCCTGCGTTAATACCGAGAGCATGCCGCAAGCGTGGCTGCCCCGGCACAACCACAGATCGCTCAGGCTATTGCCCCAAACACCTTAACGAAGGCTGGCAGCAGCATCAGCGGGGACAGAGCAGGCATCAGCGCGGTTATGGCAGTAAGTGGGACAGGCTGCGCCCAATCGTTCTCGACAGAGATAAACACCTTTGTCAGGAATGCCTTCGAAATGGAAGGTATACACCCGCTGAGACGGTGGACCACATCACCGCCAAAGCAAATGGGGGTACCGATGACCTGTCCAACCTCGAAAGCCTCTGTAAGCCTTGCCACCGGGCGAAAACAGCGGTTGAAAGACTCAAATGACATCAATTCTCATTTGAGTCGACCGAGGGGAGGGCGGGTAAAAACCTCAGGGGAATCACCCCAAAGGACCGCCGCCTAACCTCTTTTCACATCGCCGCAGGTTAGAAAACTTTTTTATGGGGTCCCCCACTCGATGATTAATAGGAGTTTTCGATTATGTCTGGACCACCGAAAACCCCGACCCATCTACGTTTGGTGAGGGGTAACCCATCTAAACGCCCGATCAATGAGAACGAACCAAAACCCCCTTCAGGGGTACCCCCAACGCCGAAGCATTTCGACAAGCAGGGGAAATACTGGTTTAAACGGATGGCCGACGAGCTTGATGCTATCGGTGTGATGTCTCAGCTGGACGCCAGAGCCCTTGAGCTGCTGGTTGAGGCTTATACCGAATACCGGCATCACTGCGACACGCTTGAAGTTGAGGGCTACACCTACCGGACCGAAACGCAGAGCGGGGATGTGCTGATCAAGGCTCACCCCGCCGCCATCATGAAAGCTGATGCCTGGAAACGTCTGCGCGCCATGCTTGGTGAGTTCGGCATGACGCCAGCCAGCCGCTCGAAAGTGAATGCAAAAGGTCCTGATGTGGTTGACCCGCTGGCCGAGTTTATGAAAGCGAGGGATTAATGGCTAAGGTTGCAGAAGGCATCCGCTACGCCGAGAGGGTGGTGGCGGGGGAAATTATTGCCTGTGAGTATGTGCGCCTTGCCTGTCAGCGTTTTCTTGACGATCTGGCACATGGCGAAGAGCGCGGTATTTTCTTCAGTGAGCCGCGTGCACAGCACATTCTGAATTTCTATAATTTTGTGCCTCACGTAAAAGGCGCGCTGGCAGGACAGCCTATTGAGCTGATGGACTGGCACGTTTTCATCCTGATTAATATTTTTGGTTTCGTTATCCCGCTGGTTAACGAAGAAACAGGAGAAACCGTCCTGCGTAACGACGGCAGTGGTCGTCCAGTAATGGTTCGGCGCTTCCGTACAGCAGATGTTGAGGTGGCCCGTAAAAATGCCAAATCGACTCTTTGCTCCGGCGTGGGGCTTTATATGGCTGGTGCCGACGGCGAGGGCGGGGCGGAGGTTTATTCCGCTGCAACCACCCGTGACCAGGCGCGAATTGTTTTTGAAGACGCGAAAAATATGGTCAAGAAGGCGAAAGCCACTCTTGGGCGGATCTTCGAATTCAACAAACTCGCTATCTACCAGGAGCAAACGGCCTCCAAATTCGAGCCTTTATCATCAGATGCGAACAACCTCGACGGCCTGAACATCCATTGTGCCATCGTCGACGAGCTGCACGCTCACAAAACCCGTGACGTCTGGGACGTTCTGGAGACGGCAACCGGCGCGCGTCTGCAATCGCTGCTTTTCGGTATCACCACCGCCGGTTTCAACAAAGAAGGTATCTGCTACGAATTGCGTGATTACGCCATCAAGGTGCTGCGTGGGCTGGTAAAAGACGATACGTTTTTTGCCATCATCTACACCTTAGATGAAGGTGACGATCCCTTTGATGAAAAGGTCTGGCAGAAGGCGAATCCGGGGCTGGGTATCTGTAAGCGCTGGGATGATCTGCGCCGCCTGGCTAAAAAGGCGAAAGAGCAGGTTTCGGCCAGAATTAACTTTTTCACCAAGCACATGAATATCTGGGTTACCGCTGAGTCAGCCTGGATGGACATGATGAAATGGGAGAAATGCGAGTTTATCGCCCCGCAGCACGAACTTAAAACCTATCCCTCCTGGGTGGGCGTTGACCTGTCAAACAAAATTGATATTTGTGCGGCCGCTAAAGTCTGGCGCGCGCCAGATGGACACGTTCATGCGGATTTCAAATTCTGGCTACCGGAAGGACGCCTTGAGAAATGTTCACGCCAGATGGCAGAGCTCTATCGTAAGTGGGCCGGGATGGACAAGCTGATCCTTACCGACGGTGATGTAATCGACCATGCTCAGATTAAGGAAGAGCTACAGCTGTGGGTTGCTGGCGAGAGCCTGAAAGAAATTGGCTTCGACCCGTGGAGTGCGACGCAGTTCAGCCTAGCGCTGGCAGAAGAAGGGTTGCCGCTGGTGGAAGTGCCGCAGACGGTTCGCAATTTCTCTGAGGCGATGAAAGAGGTCGAAGCGCTGGTATACGGTGGCCGCTTCCATCACAGCGATCACCCGGTGATGAACTGGATGATGTCCAACGTAACCGTCAAACCGGACCGGAACGAGAACATATTCCCGAATAAGTCCACACCTGAGGCCAAAATTGATGGCCCTGCGGCCTTGTTCACAGCAATGAGCCGCGTTCTGGTTAACGGTGGCAACGACCAGCAGGATCTCTCCGGATTCTTCAATAATCCCATCATGGTAGGTTTCTGATGAAAAAAAACAAACGGCCAGGCAGGGTTAAAAGTGCTCTGCTTAACTGGCTTGGTGTGCCTATCAGCCTGACTACCGGCACATTCTGGGAGGAATGGTTTGGTACCAGCAGCAGCGGAAAGGTAGTAACGGCCGATAAAGCCATCCAGCTATCGGCTGTGTGGGCATGCGTAAGACTGTTAAGCGAGTCTGTTTCAACCCTTCCGCTGAAAATATACGTTCGACAGCCTGACGGTTCGCGTAAAGCGGCAACCGATCATCCGGCCTACTCGATACTGTGCCGCCGACCCAATTCAGAAATGACACCATCACGCTTTATGTTGATGGTGGTCGCCAGTATTTGCCTGCGCGGGAACTCCTTCATTGAGAAGAAATTCATCGCAAACCGCCTGGTTTCGCTGGTGCCTTTACTGCCGCAGAACATGGTGGTTAAACGTCTCACGACCGGGGCGCTGGAATACAAATACACTGAAAACGGTAACGAGCGCGTCATTCCCGTCAAAAACATCATGCACATTCGCGGGTTCGGTCTTGACGGTGTTTGCGGCATGATGCCGATGAAAACAGGCCGGGATGTGATCGGTTCTGCAATGGCGGTTGAAGAGTCCGCGGCGAAGATATTCGAACAGGGCCTGCAAAGTTCAGGGTTTCTCTCTTCTGATAAAGCTCTGGATGATACTCAACGTGAAAAACTTCGCGGTTACATGGCGGCGTTTACAGGCTCAAAAAACGCCGGGAAAATCATGGTGCTTGAGGGAGGCTTGACGTACCAGGGCGTAACCATGAACCCGGAAGATGCTCAGATGCTCGAAAGCCGCGCCTTTAGCATTGAGGAGATCTGCCGCTGGTTTCGCGTTCCGCCTTTCATGGTCGGTCACACCACGAAGCAAAGCAGCTGGGCATCCAGTCTGGAGGGCATGAATCTCCAGTTCCTGACGCACACCCTGCGCCCCCTGCTGGTGAACATAGAGCAGGAAATAGGACGGTGCCTGCTGGACAGCGATGATGAGGTGTTCGCGGAGTTCTCTGTAGAAGGACTGCTGCGCGCCGACAGCGCGGGCCGTGCTGCGTACTATACCAGCGCGCTCCAGAATGGGTGGATGTCCCGCAATGACGTGCGCCGTCTTGAGAATATGCCACCGATTGAAGGGGGTGATATTTACACCGTTCAGCTCAACCTGACGCAACTGAAAAATCTCGAAAGCAGCAATCCTGCTGTTCAGGCTCTGGCTCTGAGAGAACTGCATAACCACATATTCCCTGATATTTCCTTTGAACAATCTCCGCTGAAACAGGCCGCTTAGGAGCACTTTCCTGATGAGCAAAAAACAACTTCCGGCAGCACCGGCGGGTCGCCCCTGCGCGCGAGTCACCTGTGAAACTTTACCCTCAGCCTTGGATCGCTGGGATGGCGGGATCAAAGCCGCGTCCACCGACGACAACAGTATTTCTGTTTTTGATGTGATCGGGCAGGACTACTGGGGTGAAGGCGTAACAGCCAAACGTATCGCCGGTGCGCTACGGGCGATGAATGGCGCCGACGTCACGGTCAATATCAACTCCCCTGGCGGTGACATGTTCGAAGGCCTGGCAATCTACAACCTTTTGCGAGAATACGAAGGCCGTGTGACGGTGAAGGTGCTCGGTATTGCCGCCAGCGCCGCCTCAGTCATTGCGATGGCCGGGGATGATATTCAGATCGGTCGTGGTGCCTTCCTGATGATCCACAACTGCTGGGTCTACGCGATGGGTAACCGCCATGACTTTGCGGAACTGGCACAGTCTCTTGAGCCCTTCGATAACGCTATGGCAGACATCTACGCGGCGCGTTCCGGCCTTGATATGGCAGCCGTTCAGAAACTGATGGATGCCGAGAGTTATATCGGTGGCAGTGACGCTGTGGCGAAGGGACTGGCAGACAGCCTGCTTTCTGCTGATGCGGTCAGTGATGGCGATGAATCACCCGCGGCCGCGCTTCGCAAACTTGATACGCTGCTGGCTAAAACCAACACCCCGCGCTCTGAGCGCAGAAAACTCATTAAAGCCTTATCCGGTGGCATGCCTGGCGCTGTCACCACCAACGACGGTACGCCGGGCGCTGCCGAAGAGATCAAACCTGAAACCCTCAATTCACTTGAAAGCGCTCTTGCGGCGTTAGTCAAATAAGGACCCTTTATGTCTGAAGTAAACGAAATTCTGAAAAAAGTCACTGCCAGCATTGAAGATGCAACCAGCAAATTCAACGCGAAAGCAGAAGAGGCACTGACCGAAGCGAAAAAGAATGGTCAGCTCTCAGCTCAGACCAAAGATGTTGTAGATAAAATGGCGACAGAGCTCAATGCTCTTAAGGAAGCTGAAAAAACCCTTAAGGCCAGCCTTGGTGAGCTGGAACAGCATGTTGCCCAAATGCCATTGAACAACGCTGCTAAAGTTACCGAAACTGTTGGACAGGTGGTGATTAATAGCGAGGCGTTGAAGGCCTTTGCCGCGAGCGTTGAAGGCAATAAGCGCGTAAGCGTCCCAGTTCACGCGGCCTTGCTTTCTACAGATGTTGCAGATGGCGTGGTTGAACCACAGCGACTGCCTGGCATCGACACTGCACCAAAACAGCGTCTCTTCATTCGTGATCTGATTGCGCCTGGCCGCACATCTTCACCGGCTATTTTCTGGGTGCAGCAAACGGGCTTTACCAATGCAGCGAAAGTCGTTGCAGAGGGGACTGCCAAACCTTACAGCGATATTGAATTCGCAACTAAAATCACGCCGGTGACAACCATCGCGCACATGTTTAAGGCATCCAAGCAGATCCTTGACGATTTCGCTCAACTCCAGTCTACGGTTGACACTGAGATGCGTTACGGCCTGAAATATGTTGAGGAACAGGAAATCTTGTTCGGCGACGGAACTGGTGTGCACCTGCACGGCATCGTTCCTCAGGCCTCAGCATTCGACCCGGCATTTTCTGTTGAGAGCCAGAACGGGATTGATGATCTGCGCCTGGCAATGCTTCAGGCTCAACTGGCTCGTTTCCCTGCATCTGGCCACGTTCTGCACTTCATCGACTGGGCGAAAATTGAGCTCACGAAAGACAGTCTGGGCCGCTATATCCTGGCTAACCCGGCATCTCTGACTGGCCCTACGCTTTGGGGGCTTCCGGTGGTAGCAACTGAGGCAGCAGCTTTCCAGGGCAAATTCCTGACAGGCGCATTCAATGCCGCAGCTCAACTGTTCGATCGTGAAGATGCCAACGTGGTTATCTCCACCGAAAACGCCGACGACTTCGAGAAAAACATGATCTCCATTCGCTGCGAAGAACGTCTGGCGCTGGCTGTGAAACGCCCTGAGGCGTTCGTTTACGGTTCATTCAGCACCGGCGCGGGTAGCTGATAACTATTGCGGCCTTCGGGCCGCTTTTTTTCGGGGCAAACAAATGCTTGATCAGAATGTGGTGAAACAGCATTGCCGCATTGATACCGACTTTACGGGTGATGATGCTCTGCTGGAGATTTACACAGGTGCGGCGGCCCGGTACGTCCAGACATGGACACGCCGAACGCTCTATGAAAAGGAAAGCAGCCCTGGCTACGCTGACGACCCGGACCCGATACTGCTCAATGATGATGTTAAGGCAGCCATGCTCCTGCTTATCGGTCACTGGTACGCAAACCGGGAAGCAGTGAACATCGGAAACATTACGACAGAAATTCCTTTCGCCGTAGAAGCACTTTTGCAGCCCTATCGGATTTATGGATTGTAGGAGGTGTTATGCAGGCCGGAAGACTAAGAGACAGGATCACAATACAGAATATTACTACGGAAAGGGATGATTCCGGTCAGCCTGTTGAATCCTGGCATGACGGCGCAGAAACCTGGGCAGAAGTAAAAGGTATCAGTGGGCGAGAGCTGGTAGCCGCTGGTGCTGAAACCGCAGTCGCCACCATCAGGGTATGGACACGATTTCGTAGCGATATAACTGCTGCGTCCAGACTCAGGGTTATGACTGGCCCGCTCAAGGGGGCCATTTTAAATATTATTGGTCCGCCGATACCTGATTCTCGCGGCATTCAGCTCGAAATTCTTTGTAAGCAGGGGATCGAAAAATGATAGACACGAGCCTCGATTTTTCTGGGTTAAATGATATCGCAAAGGACCTGGAGGCGCTTAGCCGCGCTGAAAACAATAAGGTTCTTCGTGATGCCACGCGCGCCGGCGCGGAAGTGCTTAAGGAAGAAGTGATCGCACGTGCACCGGTACGCACCGGGAAACTGAAAAAAAACGTGGTGGTGGTGACCCAAAAAAGCCGCCGCCGCTGGGAGATTTCTTCCGGCGTCCATATTCGTGGCGTTAACCCGCGCACCGGAAACAGCGATAACACGATGAAGGCGAATAACCCGAGAAACGCCTTTTACTGGCGCTTTGTGGAGCTTGGCACTGCGAACATGCCTGCGCATCCTTTTGTGCGACCCGCTTACGATACGCGCGAGGAAGAGGCCGCCAGCGTCGCCATTGCTAGGATGAATCAGGCTATTGATGAGGTGTTGAGCAAGTGAATGAAGATGATATCTACGCTTTGCTTTCTCCCATGGCAGAAGGGCGGGTATATCCCTACGTTGCGCCATTAGGTAGTGACGGAAAACCGTCTGTCTCGCCACCCTGGATTATTTTTTCCATCGTCGATGATGTTTCCGCTGACGTGCTGTGCGGCCAGGCAGAGAGCAGGGTTTCCATTCAGGTAGATGTGTATTCCACTACGATCACTGAATCACGCACCCTGAGAGATTTGGCGCTCGCTTCGCTTAAGCCCTTAAACCCTACAGAGGTGGTGAAAATCCCCGGTTACGAGCCAGATTATCGGCTCTACCGTGCCACCCTGGATTTTAAAGTTATCCCCTGACAATAAATTCACCCAACGAACCCGCCTGATGGCGGGTTTTCTTTTTCCAGGAGACAGCTATGTCTGCACTTTATGAAAAATCGCAGCTGACGAAGATCCTTATTTCCTCCCTGCCAGCCACCAAAGAAACGATGGATTCCGCAACCTTTCTCGATCTGAGTTGCACCATCAAAGAAATTCAGTTCACCGGTGGTCAGAAGCAGGATATCGACGTAACAACGCTTTGTTCGACCGAGCAGGAGAACATTAACGGCCTGCCTTCTCCGTCAGAAATCTCTCTGTCCGGCAACTTCTACAAGAATCCGGCGCAGGACGCCTTGCGTGATGCGTATGACAACGATACGACCTACGCTTTCCAGGTCATTTTCCCGTCTGGCAAAGGCTTTAAGTTCCTGGCTGAAATCCGCCAGCACACCTGGTCTTCCGGTACCAACGGCGTAGTGGCGGCAACGTTCTCCCTGCGCCTGAAAGGTAAGCCTGAAAGCATCGAGTCTGGCTCCTGAGAGGTCGCATGAAGAATATTAAAAATCTCGCCCTGGCTAAGATGTCGGGTTTCCGTCATAAGACGGTCGCCGTTCCTGAGTGGGAAGGCGTCAAAGTGGTTCTGCGTGAGCCGTCTGGTGAAGCCTGGCTGCGCTGGCAGGAAGTGGTGAAAGCGGGTGATGATGACGAAAATGTGTCGGTATCGGAAAAGGCACACCGTAATCTTTGCGCTGATGTGGTTCTGTTCATTGATGTTCTGTGTGATACCGATAAGCAGCCGGTATTCAGTGCTGAAGAAGAAGAGCAGGTGCGTGAAATTTACGGACCCATCCATTCACGCCTGCTCAAACAGGCGCTTGACCTGATCAACAACGCGGACGAAGCGCGGGAAAAGTCTCAACCCCCGGCGTAAAGTTTCTGATGTCGCTTGCGCTCCGGATGGGGCGCACGCTCTCAGAGCTTCGGCAGAATATGACGGCAAGCGAGCTTCTGATGTGGATTGAGTACGACAGGCAAAGTCCGGTTGGCGATATTCGTGGTGACATTCAGGCCGCCCAGCTCGTCTCTGCCATCTACGGCTCGCAGGGGGCAAAAGTACCGCTGGACGATGCGATCCTGCGCTGGGGTGGTGATGAGCAATCAGAACCGAAGGACCCGTTTGCAGGACTTGAGGCTGCACTTACAGCTGCAACTCAGTGACAAATGAACTACAAAATAATAGGATTATTTTTTTTAATGATTTGGTGAAGGCAATGAAAAAACTAGTCTTATTTGTATTATTTTTTGGTTTCAGTTGTGTTTCAAATGCAACTCAAACACTGGCTCCATTAGAACCAAATGAGTTGCAAAGCTATACGTCTACGATTTGCTCTGATCATGCAAATCCTGAATTGTGTAAAAAGGCTTTTTTTAAATTCATGGGCTATATAAAAACAAACGATGATTACTACTATTTCTGTCAAAAGCAAAAAGAGGCAGGGATGACGATTAATAAAGATTCATGCAATAAATCGGAAGCTCTGAGAGAATTTTTAGACAAGCCATGAGGTTTATATCACAACAAAAAGCCCGTTGATGGGCTTTTTTTTTCGCCTGGAGAAAATTGATGGCAACATTACGTGAGTTAATAATCAAAATTTCCGCTAACTCGCAGTCATTCCAGTCGGAAATTTCCCGCGCCTCACGCATGGGGCAGGATTATTACCGAACCATGCAAAATGGCGGTCGGCAGGCTGCCGCTGCCGCCCGAGAGAGCGAAAGGGCGTTATCTGATCTGACCGCTGGGTTTGCATCGGCAGGAAGAGCCGCTGCTGCTGCTACGGCCGCTTTTGCGACTGGTAAGCTCGTGCAGATTGCTGATGAGTGGAATTCAGTAAACGCCCGTCTTAAGCAGGCATCATCTTCAGCTGATGATTTTGCTGCCTCTCAGCGCCAGTTAATGGAAATCAGCCAAAGAACTGGCACCGCGTTTTCAGACAACGCAAACCTTTTTTCACGCGCAGCTGCTTCAATGCGTGAGTTTGGGTATAGCTCTGACGAAGTTCTGAAAATTACCGAAGCTGTTTCTACCGGCCTTAAACTTTCGGGGGCTAATACTCAGGAAGCGAGTTCTGTTATCACTCAATTCAGCCAGGCTCTGGCGCAGGGCGTTCTTCGCGGTGAAGAATTCAACGCCGTTAACGAAGCAGGTGATCGTGTTATCCGCGCACTTGCCGCCGGAATGGGCGTGGCCCGCAAAGACCTGAAGAGCATGGCTGACCAGGGGCAACTTACGATTGATAAGGTTGTTCCTGCATTAATGAGCCAGTTGGGCTCATTACAGGGTGAGTTTGCCAGCATGCCGCAAACAGTTTCCGGATCCCTGCAAAAAGTCACAAACTCGTTCATGGCATGGGTTGGAGGTGTCAACCAGGCTACAGGTGCTACCGATGCGCTATCTGGTGGCCTAGACGGAGTTGCCCAAACGCTTGATTCATTTACCTCTTCGGCAGTAAGTGGCGCACTAAGTGATGTTGCAGACAATATGTCCACGATCACAACAGTGGCGGGTGCACTTGTTGGCGTTGGGCTGGCAAGGTATCTCAGTGGAGTAGTAACAAGCGCCACGAGCGCAACCGGCGCGCTAATTTCTGCGGCTAAGTCAGAGGTTGCTCTTGCCGTTGCACAGGATAAGGCTGCACAGTCTGCCGTTGCCGCCTCAAGGGCGGAGGTTTATAGGGCTCAGCAAGCTGTACAGAGATCGCGTAGCGCAGATGTTCAGGCTGCGCAGCAAGAGAAAATTGCTGCGGCAGAAGCAAAAGTCACTGCAGCCCAGGCCAGGCTGACTACCGCTCTAGCCAGCGGTTCTGCTACAGAGAAAGTCAGGGCCAGAACTGCACTTGAGCGTGCACAGGCAGGGCTGGTGGCTGCAAAAAATTCTGACGCTCAAGCTGCTGCAGAAAGGCGTCTGTCCGCGACCCAGGCTTCCTTAAACCGGAACCTTGCAAACCGTGTTTCGGCTCAAAGCAATCTCAATAGCGTGACATCCGTCGGCACTCGGCTCATGAGTGGTGCACTTGGTCTCATCGGTGGAGTTCCTGGTTTAGTTATGTTGGGTGCTGGAGCCTGGTATGCGATGTATCAAAACCAGGAGCAGGCACGTCGCTCTGCCCAGGAATACGCCAGTCAAATCGACGAAATACGAGAAAAAACTTCCCGCATGTCTTTGTCTGAAACAGACGACAATAGGGGGAGAACTGTTGGTGCTCTGGTAGAGCAAAATCGTTTGGTTGATGAGCAAGCCAAAAAGGTTGGTGAGCTGAAGAACCAGATCGACGATTTGAATGCATCGCGTGGAAAACCGGGCATTACCAGCGAGAACGATGCAAATATACTGAGAGCGATAGCTATCGTTACGGATCAACTTGCTGTTGAAGAGGGAAAATTAAATGACATGCGAGATAAATCTCGCGGCATACAGCAGGCTCTCGAAGAAATTGAGCGACGTCGCAATGATTTAATACGCGAACAAGCCTGGCGACAGAATGCGGTATATCAGTCGATGATCATGATGAATGGTCAGCATACTGAATTTAACCGTCTGCTGGGGCTGGGAAATCAGCTATTAATGGCCCGGCAAGGGCTGGCGAACGTCCCTCTCAGACTTCCTCAGGCCGACCTCGACAAAAAGCAAACCGATGCCCTCGAAAAGAGCCGTCGGGATCTTGAGTTGTCACGCCTGAAGGGTGAGGCCAAAGAGCGCCTGCGTCTGAGTTATGCAGCCGATGACCTGGGGTTAACCAGTGATCCGCAATTCCAGACAGGCCGTCAGGAGTTGATTAATAACGGTCTTGCTGAATGGCGGAATAATGAGGCCAACAAACCTAAGGCGAAGGGTGGTAAAACCGAAGGCGAGAAAACCGAGGATGTGTATAAGCGCCTTATCAAGCAGCAAAAAGAGCAGATTGCCCTGCAAGGCCAGAATACTGAACTGGCGAAGGTTAAATACCAGGTCAGCCAGGGCGAGCTTGCTTCTCTGACAGAAGCCCAGAAAAAGACGGTATTGCAGAATGCTACGCTGATTGACCAGGTTAAATTACGTGAGCAACTGCGAAATTACGAAGCCAACCTTGCCGACAGTAACGCCAGCGCCCGCGCAGCCAATGAAGCGCAACTGCTGGGATACGGGCAGGGAACCAGGTTCCGTGAAAGACTTCAGGAGCAGTTCAATCTGCGTAAGGAGTTTGAGCAGAAGAATACCGATCTTCTCCGCCAGCGTCAGGCTGGTGAAATCGACGAGACGTTCTATCAGCAGGGGCTGACACTTAATAAGCGCTACCTCGAAGAGCGCCTGCGCGACCAGGAGGGATATTACGCAGCTTCTGATGCGCAGCGTGACGACTGGATGACGGGACTGTCTGAGGGTTATGCGAACTGGGTGGACGAAGCTACTGATTATTCTTCCATGGCCGCTGACGGCATGAAGCAGGCTATGGGTGGCGCGGTCACCACGATCACCGACATGCTCAATGGCAACGTTGACAGCTGGAAGGACTGGGGCGTGAGCGTACTGAAGATTATTCAGAACGTTCTGGTGAACATGGCTGTTGCTAATGGCGTCAGCTCAATTGGATCACTGTTCAGTTTTGGTGCCTCGTCAGCCGCAACCGCCAGCAGCGGTACCGCTATTCAGAATGCTGGCGCGAACTTCACATTTAATGCGAAGGGTAACGTTTACGACTCTCCGTCCCTGAGCGCTTACAGCAATGGCGTTTTCCAGACGCCTCAGCTGTTTGCTTTTGCCAAAGGCGCAGGGGTTTTCGGCGAGGCAGGTCCTGAAGCAATCATGCCCCTCACGCGGGCACCTAATGGTGATCTTGCCGTTCGCGCAGTGGGGATGCCGCAGGTCTCTGGCGGTGTGCCTTCAGTTAACTTCGGCGATATCAATATTCAGGGCGGATCTCCACAGGCGTCCAGTCAGGGTACTGCCGGAGCAGCAGGCAGGCAGCTTAAAGATGCCATCACTGGTGTCATTAACGAACAGGCCAGCATGCCGGGATCGCCTCTGTGGCGATTAATCAAGGGAGTTTAACCATGGCAGTCGAAACCTTCAGCTGGTGCCCAAAGGTTGCCTCTCAGGTTGATACAAGTTTTCGTACCCGAAAGGCGCAGTTTGGCGATAGCTATACACAGGTGGCCGGGGACGGCATCAACCCGGTAACACCTCAGTGGAGCGTGAGCTTTACCGGCGACGAGGCTTACATTCAGGCCATTAAAAACTTTCTGAACAGACATGCAGGGTGGAAGTCATTTATCTGGAAGCCACCGCTTGAGCCTTCAGGTTTATGGCGCGCGGAATCCTTCCAGATATCTACCCACGGCAACAAAAAATACACCCTCAGCAGCACATTCATACAGGCATACCATCCATGAGTATTTCATCTGATGTCCAGAAACTGGAACCGGGTAAGCGCGTCCGCCTGATCGAGGTGGACGGCTCAGCGTTCGGTGCGGGTATTCTTCGCTTTCACAACGAGACAATCCCGCATACCGAGGCGGAAATCATCGCCGCAGGCGGCGACGAGTCAAAACTTGAGCCGAAGTCGGTGTGGTGGCAGGGGCAGGAGTATGGCGCGTGGCCGTATGAACTGACCGGCATATCTGTAAGCAGTGACGGCCAGAGTTCACGGCCGTCTCTCACCGTGGCAAACATCAGCGGTACGATTGGCGCGCTGTGCCGAAGATTTCAGGGGATGGCTAAAGCTAAGGTGATCATCCATGACACTTTCGCACACTATCTGGACGCCAGAAACTTCCCTGATGGGAACCCGACTGCGAATCCCAACGAGGAGCGCAAACAGGTTTATTACATCGACCGTAAGTCAGGATCGGACGATGAAACCGTAGAGTTTGAGCTTTCCAGTCCAGCCGATCTGCGCGGGCAACTTATTCCGACCCGGCAAATTCAGCCAATGTGCACGTGGTGCATGCGGGGCTGGTACAAAACCGGGAACGGCTGCACCTACGCCGGGCAAAACGGCTGGTTCGATAAAGACGGCAATCGGGTGGACGATCCTTCACAGGATGTTTGCTCCGGATTGCTGTCAACGGGCTGTAAACCTCGCTTCGGAGAGAATGAACAGCTGGATTATGGCGGGTTCCCCGGCGCTTCACTTCTGAGAGGATAATCATGCGCGACAAAACAGTTAGCGCCATTCTGGCGCATGCCGCCGCATCCTTCCCCGAGGAGTGCTGTGGCGTGGTTATTCAGAAGGGGCGGGTGGAGAAATACATCCCCTGCAAAAATAATGCTGAGTCGCCGACTGAGCAATTTGAACTTAATCCTGAGGATTATGCGGCCGCCGAAGAGCAGGGCACTGTGGTGGCGATCGTCCACAGCCATCCCGGCGACGGGGCAACAACTCAGCCGAGCGAGCTCGACATGCTGATGTGTGATGCCACGGAACTGCCCTGGATTATTGCATCGTGGCCGGAGGGCGACATTCGCACCGTCATGCCTCGCGGAGACCGTCCCCTCACAGGGCGCCAGTTTGTACTCGGGTATGCAGACTGCTGGTCTCTCATCATGGACTATTTCCGCATCGAGCACGGCATTGAACTGCCCAACTACAGCGTAGATCGCCACTGGTGGGAGCAGGGTGAAAACCTCTATATGGATAACTGGCAGGAATGCGGTTTCCGTGAGTACGACGGTCCCGCTCAGCCAGGTGACATGGTTATCATGCAGGTTCAGTCCACCGTCCCGAACCATGCCGGGATTTTGCTTGATGGCAACATGCTACTGCATCACATGTATGGCCAGCTAAGCCAGCGTATTCCCTACGGTGGCTATTACCGTGACCGTACCATCAAAATTCTGCGTTATAAGGATTTGATGTAATGGAAAGAAAAACCGTTATCAAACTCAGCGGCTCAATGGCTCAGCGATTTGGCAGGATACATCGCCGCGCACTAACGTCGGCCAGCGAAGTGTTCAGGGCACTTTCTAACACCATTGACGGATTTGATGCCTACCTGCGAGAGACCAGAGCGAAAGGGCTGGACTTTGTCATCTTCCGAAACCAAATAAACATAGGCAAGGAAGAGTTTGATCTTCTTGGGCCTGGTGATGAGCTCCGTATTATCCCTGTCATACGCGGTAGTAAAAGGGCGGGGCTCTTTCAAATTGTTACTGCCGCCGCAATTGCGGCCTTTACCTGGTGGAACCCAATAGGATGGGCAGCAAGCACACAAATGGCACTATATGCCGCAGCTGGCTCTATGGCCGTTGGTGGTGTAGTGCAGATGCTCTCTCCTCAGGTTTCAGGTCTGCGAATGCGTCAGGAACCTGATAACAAACCCTCCTATGCGTTTGGTGGTCCCGTTAACACGACAGCATCTGGCAATCCCGTTCCCCTGCTTTATGGGCAACGGGAAATTGGCGGCGCAATTATATCCGCCGGGGTTTATGCAGAAGATCAGCAATAAACCAAACCACGTACTGCATGCCACCTGACGGTGGCTTTTTTTATGGACGCGATATGACGACGACAATCATCAAAGGCCGCGGCAAAGGTGGCAGCAATCAGACCCGTACGCCTGTTGAGGCACCAGACAGCATTCAGTCCATTGCAAGGGCAAAGGTGCTGATTGCTCTTGGGGAGGGGGAGTTCGCCGGCGGGCTTGATGGTAAAAATATTTTCCTTGGCGACTCATCTTCATACACCCCTCTCCAGAACGCCGACGGAAGTTACAATTTCAATAATGTAAAATACGAGTTCCGTTCCGGTACTCAGGACCAGGACTACATTAAGGGCTTCCCCGGCATTGAAAACGAACTTCAGGTTTCATACGAGCTGAAACAGGCTGTGCCGTACGTGCGCGCGGTATCCAACACGCAGCTCTCTGCGCTGCGAATTCGTCTGGGATGGCCAACTCTTTTACTCCAGAAAAACAACGGTGATAAAGTCGGCACCCGCGTCGAGTATGCTATCGATCTGTCGGTCGATGGCGGGCCGTATGAAACGGTGGTTAACGGTGCTGTTGATGACAAAACCACGTCGCTTTATGAGCGCAGTCACCGCGTCAATCTTCCGAAAGCCTCGACTGGATGGCAGTTGCGGGTTCGCAGAATCACGCCGGATTCCACGAGCGTGAATATCGTCGACACCATGCGCGTTGTGGCCGTTACTGAAATTATTGACGCCAAACTTCGCTACGTTAACACAGCGCTGCTGTATGTAGAGTTTGACGCAAAGCAGTTCCCTAATGGCATTCCTCAGGTTGTGTGCAATCCGAAAGGGCGAATCATCCGTGTACCTGATACTTATGATCCCGAAACCCGCACTTATTCTGGTGCATGGGAGGGCGTATTTAAATGGGCGTGGACGGATAACCCTGCCTGGATTTATTACGACATCATTCTGAACGAGCGCTTCGGGCTGGGTCAAAGAATCGATGCGACTCAGATAGACAAATGGGAACTTTATCGCATCGCCCAGTATTGCGATCAACTGGTACCAGACGGCAAGGGCGGCAGCGGGACGGAGCCTCGTTTTCGTTGCAACGTTTATATCCAGGACCGTAATGACGCCTGGACCGTACTTCGTGATCTGGCGGGTATATTTCGCGGCATGACGTACTGGGGCGACAATAAGATGTATGTCCTGGCCGATATGCCACGGGATGTGTGGCACATCTATAACCACGCCAGCGTTGTTGAAGGAAAGTTTACCTTTGCGGATCCGAGTGAAACCACCCGAAACACTGCCGCGCTGGTGAACTGGTCAGACCCTGCCAACCACTATAAAGACACGCCTGAGCCTGTTTACGATAACGATCTGGCCATGCGCTTCGATTATCGTCAGCTCGAAATGACTGCGATCGGCTGCACCAGGCAGTCAGAGGCAAACCGGCGGGGGCGCTGGGCGCTGCTTACCAACGGTATCGGCGAGGTGGTGACCTTCAGCACAGGCATGGACGTCCCCCCTGTTGGTGAGGTGATCGGCGTGGCTGCTAACGAGCTGGCCGGAAGAACTATCGGCGGCAGGGTGAGTGCGGTTAACGGCCGCAACATAACCCTCGATCGCGCTGCTGATGTGAAAGCCGGTAACAGGCTGTTTTTGAATCTTCCGTCAGGCACAGCTCAGGCCAGAACCGTCCAGGCCGTTAACGGAAACACAGTCACTGTCACCACACCCTACAGCGAAACGCCGGAGGCTGAATGTAACTGGGGTGTGGACTCTGACGATCTGTTTATAGCGCTTTTCCGTGTTACGGGAACGCGGGACAACAACGACGGTACTTTCGAGGTCACCGGGACGACTTACAACCCTGATATCTATTCCGCTGTTGATACCGGCGCAAGACTGGACGAGCGGCCAGTCAGTGTCATTCCACCGGGGGTTCAGGCTCCCCCAGGAAATATTGTCGTAGACAGTTACTCTACGGTTAACCAGAACATTGCGATTACCACTATGCGCGTTGCCTGGGATTCTGTTCAGGGTGCAGTTGCGTACGAGGCGGAATGGCGGCGTGACAGCGGCAACTGGATTAGTGTGCCTCGAACGTCTTCTCTCGGCTTTGAAGTGCAGGGTATCTACTCGGGTCGCTATCTGGTCCGTGTCAGGGCGGCGAACGCCAGCGACGTTTCATCAGTATGGGCGACATCATCAGAAGTAAATCTTACGGGTAAAGTGGGCAATCCGCCGAAACCGGTCGGCTTCATCGCTTCTGATAATGTGGTTTTCGGTATTGAGCTGAGCTGGGGATTCCCGGCGAACACCGACGACACGCTGAAGACGGAAATTCAGTACAGCCTGACCGGTACCGAGGACGATGCGATGCTGCTGGCAGACGTACCCTATCCGCAGCGCAAGTATCAGCAGATGGGCCTTAAGGCTGGGCAGATTTTCTGGTACCGCGCTCAGCTGGTGGACCGCAGCGGCAACGAATCAGGGTACACAGAATGGGTGCGCGGGCAGGCCAGCATCGATGTATCCGATATCACCGATGCAATACTGGAGGAGATTAAAGAGACTGATACGTTCAAAGATCTGATCGAGAGTGCGGTGGAGAGCAGTGAAAAGTTCGCAGAATTGGCTGATGCAATCAAAGAGAATGCAAACGGTCTTGCAGCGGCGGTTGGATCGAATAAGCAGACAGCAGAAGCAATCATCGGCAACGCGCTTGCTATTGCTGATGTTGTCGTGCGGCAGACAGCCCAGCAGGGCGCTAACTCTGCGACCTTCGAACAGCTCCGGGAGGTGATCGCCACTGAGACGGAGGCTCGCGTCACGGATGTTACTCGTCTTGAGGCAAAAACTGAGCAGAACGAGGCGGGAATTACCGAGGTAAGGCAGGCTCTGTCAGATGAAACGCAGGCGAGGGCGACA